CGGGGCCCAGCCAAAGCCACAGCAAGTTCGGCAAGCCCATCTTGAAACACCGACCTGCGCGGGCTGGTTGAAAAGCCCGGACGCGAGCCTTTGCCAATCACCACCCATTCAATGTCACAGACCGCTTCGATGTGACGGATTTCACCGCCGCCACCACTATACTCAGATTGAATGTAGCGCGCGTCAGCAGGCTTTAGATTGAGCCATGCCTCAACGCTGTTGCCAGAAAAGTTGACCACCGCCTCTGTCGGGCGCGCAGTGTCCTCGTCAAAACAGGGCGTGGGCAATACCGAACCACTTAAAGCCGCTGCACTGACCAAAAGAGCAAACACCGCATCATGTGCGGCCCCATCGGGGGTGATCATGCCTTGTTCATTTCCTGCACAAAAAGCTCAGCGGATCGCCAGCCCCATGAGGCCAAAAAGCGCTCGATGATCGCCTCGGTCTTGAGCCGTCGACCAAGATTGATTGCAGGCTCGACGACAAAGAACGGGGTCCAGGTCACGCCACGTGTGGCCATGAGGCGTATGCCCGTCTTGCGATTGGTGACCTGAGCGGAGATCAAACCAAGGCCTTTTGATGAGTTTCGCGTGCGAAACAGCAACAGCCAGCCGGAGCCATCTTTCTGTGGCAACTCAAGGGGTCGCCCGAACTTTCGCACCATGGCGGCATAGCGTGAGCCATTGCGCGGTTTGCGAATATCGGCGGGCGTGCCCTCGATTGGGATGTACATTTTTCCCTTGATGACCTCACCACTGGCAAAGCCATCAATGATGTGCGGGGCTTTTGAGAAAACGATACCGGCTGGATTGTGGGCCAGACGAGCGCCCTCTGGATAAAGCTTGCTTGAAAAAGCCCAGTTCTGGAAGCCGCCAAAAACGCGCGCCGCGTCAGCGTCGAGTTCGGTTTCGAGTAGCGCGACACCTTTTGCAACCACGGCTTTGCTGGCCACCATTGGCGCTTTAGCAATGGCTTTGCGGCGGGCCTCAAAATCGCTCATGTCGATGCGGGCCGACATCATTGTGGGCAGGCCTCAAAGCGCACCAATAGGCCAAAGGGATCATCGTCAGCGCGTGTGCTGGGCGTGCCATCGACGCGCCAGATGCCCGCATATGTCGTGCCAACCGGAAACGTCAGCGTGTCATCCTCCGCCAAATTCAGCGGCAAAGACCCTGCCAGAATCGCCCCATAGATGCGGCTTGATCGAACGGGCGTGTTCAGAACCATATCGCCCTCGAAAGGGGCGCGTTCCATTTGCACAGCGACATTGGCCGACGCCCCGCCACCAAAGCGCGCCCACACCGCCGGATGAGAATCAGCCTTAAAGCTGGCCGCGAGCATGCGAGACGCGGCGGTGTGAACACGTGACATGGTGACGTCAGTCAGGCCTAAAGGTGTTTAGAAATGCTTGCCGCGAACCGCGGGTTCATAGTCGGGATAGTCATCCATGTCAGCGGCAGGGACATGCGCGACCCCGCCCGTTGTGGAGACGATGACCATATTGCCATTGTCGAGCCAGTGATTCGTGCTGGCCTTGCGACGCGCGCTTTTCTGAGCCGGAACGGCAGGGGCTGGATCGGTGTTTTGGTCCAGATCGAGGTCTTCGTTTTGAGTTTCAGACATAAGTGATTTCCTTTGACGCGTGTTTCAAGAGCGGGTAGGCCCAGCCCCATTTCGGGGGCTGGGCCTAACGGATTATGGAGCGGCGATGGTTGCAATGCCGTCGAGAACGACCTCAACCGTCGGCGCGGCGGAGATTGCCGCCGCCCCGGCTGCGCCGATTGGAAACAGACCAGTGGCCGTTGCCGTTGCAACTTGCTTGGTGGTGTTGTTCCACCAAAGGCGAGCACCTTCAGTGATGGCACCGGCTGGCTTTGGAAGGCTAACGATGCCAGTCCGGCGGGCTGCAAATGAGCGGGTTGCGGCTGCTGTGGCAATTGCCACGCAGAAGATCGCACCAATCACATAACCGACGCCCGTTGTGACGCCGCCCGCTGGCGCTGTCACAGTGATCTGATCGCCAGTGCCTACATAGTTTCTCATGGATGAATTCCTTTGTTTGGATTGTGAAAGACCATGAGGCCAAGGCTCTTAACCTTGGCCCCACGCGACAAAGTGCAATTAGCCGGTTTGCATGACCGCGCCGCGCCAATCGAGACAGGCGGCCGCAAATACAAGACGGGCTTTGATTTCAACGCCCGACAAAACGCGCGCGGGGAGCTCTTCGGTGATGAGCCCATCTTCGCCTTCAAGGTAGGCATAGATGAACGCACCCATGGCCTGCGGTCCAAGCCCGTACCAGTTGGTAGTGCTGTTGTCGTCGAGCATGGGGTCGATGATGGGGATCACGCTCTTGAGGCTGCCGAGCACCAAATCGGTGCGGGCAATCGCCGCGCCGTCAGCCTGCAGACCCGTGATCGTGCCCGCAAACAATTGGTCCAGGATGGTTTCGTGAGTGGTTGGTGCCAACACGAAGTTGAACGGCATGTTGATGCGATTGCCGCCTGCTGTGGCTTGGGGGGCATCGGTTTGCAAGCGCAAGGCTTGGCGAACCGCACTCAAGCGGGCGACGTTTGGCGCGCCGGGGGACGTGGTGATCAGGTTACGGTGAGCCGCGTTGAACAAAGAAATGCCGTCGGCCATGATCGGGCCGGTCGGCGTAAACAAAGAGAAGAAAGCCCGACGCTCTGTCGCCAAAGCCATCGCCGCCATCAGTGGTGAAATTGATTGGAACGCGCCCAGATCATCATTCACCAAGGCCTCAAACGTGATGGGAATGATTTCTTCAAACTTATCGAGCGCAAAGGTTTCAGGCAATTCTGCCATATCCTTGCGCTTAGGCTCGCCGCCTTCTGGCACCCGACGCATTTCGCCAAGACCCGTCAGACCGATGGAGGTTTGAGTGCGGAAGTCAGCAACCGAACGACGCTGTGCCACTTCGCGATAAATGGCGGGCTGAGCTTCGTACAATTCACGCAATGTGCGGCTGAGTGCACCACCCAAAAGATTGGGGAAATCACTCGTTGACAAAGCCGAACGAAGAAGCTCGTTTCTGCTCATGCCACGCGTTGCAACATTGTTGGCGCGTAGGCAGTCCTCTGCCAGACGCTCAAACGACATGCCGCGAAACTCACGTGCCGCAGCAATCTGATCAGCGGTACGGTTGCGCGCAAGGCTGGGCTGTGCCCGGAGAATAAGGCCGTTCATGGCGCGCTCACGGAAAGTTTGGCGCTCATCTGTCAGGACACGAGCCGAGGTGCCGTTTGGCACTTGTGTGCGCTGCTGGTTGGCCGCAGCGGTGAGGATAGCGGCGCGCACGGTGTGGACTGTTGCACCCGGGCGGAGCATGGCCGCCTCAGCGATTGGCGCGACGCCCATGGCTTCGGCTTGGCTGCGCAATTGCAGCGTGACTTGGACCGAAAGGCCGCCGTCTTCACCAGCGGAGACTGTACCCGTCGCACCTTCAACCATGGTTGGGGTGGTGCCAGCGGACGCTTCTGCAGCAGGTTCGCCAGCCGCCGCGCTGCCACCGTCATCGCGGGTCTGCATCGGTGCCGGCACAACAACTTGATTGCTGTCTTGGCGCGTTTGGCCGGCCAACGCGTTGCGAATGGCCGCAGGCATGGCAGGCAAAATGGAAGCCGGTGCCACGGGTGCCGCAGACGCCGCGCCGCCTTCCTGATTTCGAGTGAGGAGCGCACCGGGGATGGCCGACAATGCCAGTGCCGAGGCGCTCACGAGAGCTTGTCTATTCATGGTCAAAGACCTCCATTGGTTGGTTTGTGGTGCGCCGTGATTCTCCAAACAGGGGATGGGGCAGCGCGCCCCAATTCAGCTTACCCATCCATGGTCGGGCGAACCGCGACAGGTCTGGGATAGTGTCCAAAGACGTGACTTCGTTGATCTCAAACCGTGAGCCAGAAACGGGGTCAGCCGGGACCGTGACGAACGACAATTCGTTCAAAGCCCAGCGCGTGATGTGGACAATCGGCAGGCCGCTGTCGGCATAACCGGCGGCAATGGCCTCTAGGGGTTCATAGCCAATCGAAACTGCGCGCAATGTGCGGTCAAGATTGACGCGGCGCGCGACGTCCGAGCCCATGGGGCCGCTGTCAAATCGCCCCGACAAGATCAATTGGCCCGCTTCAAAACTGGCAGCCTCGACAATGCCCAGCAGACAATGCGGGAAGCCATAGCGGTCGTGATTGGCCAGAAGCGGGCAAATCCCATTGGTGACCCGTGACAGGTCAACCGCTTCAGGTGTGCAAATCAGCACTTCCTCATAGCTGCCTTCCCATGTGTGGCGCACCACAGGATAGGACGTGGCCGCGAGCGCCTCAAAGGTCATGGGCATGCCAGCGGGCGCAGGCGACAATTGCGACACATCGGCATAGCGGACGCGCCCTTGATGGGTGGCCATCACTGGAGTCGGGTGCGGGTTCCGCTGCGCGGACGCAGCAGGCAAGGTCTTGACCATGTTCATGGATTAGGCTCCGGGCGGGAGAGAGAGAATTTCAGTGGGTTGCATGGAACCGCCGCCGCCTGTCCGGCGCGGATCGGTATCAAGAATGATGCCCGCTTGATCCAAGGCGTCATTGGCGCGTTTGATTTCGGCGATTTGATCTTCCAGCGTCGTGCCGCGACCACCCAGTGCATCGGAATAGGACGTGAGGCCGCTGCGAATTTCAGCAATTTGCGCCGTCACATCTTTGAGCGGATCGACATTGGGCGATAGCGGCGGGGTGTAGACGGCCTCACACTGGGACACGATTGCCGCCAATCGGGAATCTGTGCTCTCAATCATCAGCGCGGCGACCTGCATTTGCCGACGCCAAGCTGGACGGATCATGCGCGGGATCAAGACCAGCCACTGCCACACGGCAAGCATCGC